TTTTCCTATACTTTTTAAAGTTTGGGATGTTAGAATAAGTCAACCGAGGAAATGATATGGCAAGAGAAAATCAAAGAAATAAATTAACAACAAGACCTGCTAGGTCTGTTAAAAAAGTAACTAAGCCAAAAACTTCATTTAATAGAAAAACTAATTTTAGTAAAAGCTTAGGATCAGGAATAAAAAGTCCGCCTAGCACTTCTGCTGCAATAGCTAGAGCAGGTGTTTCTAAATCTCCAGTTAAACCAAAAGCTCCAATAAGTCCTAGGAAGCCACCTACTGCAAAAAAACCAAAAACTCCAACAAATGTTAAACCAAATGTTGCTGGTCGAGCAGCAGCCCAAGCTTCGCTTGCTTCGCAACGAAGGACAGGCGGAAGAGAAAATTCTGGTCAAGCAGTAGCAAAAAAAACTACCAAGCCTGTAAAAAACAGAACTTCGGTTAAAGCAAGTCAACGTTCAAAAAAGATGAAATAATATGGGATTTTTAAGTAAATTAAATAAAAAGTTAGGTTTTAGCAAAGGAACCAAAGAAAGGGCACGCGCTCTTAAAAGAAGAGAGGCGTTAGGACTTACGCCTAAGTATGTTGAAGATCCTATGGGTCGTATTCTAAGCCCTGGCGGTGGATTTAATCGATCAGCTCTTGAAAGGAAGATTGCAGAAATGAGAGCTTTAAATCCAGGTATGGGTATGGGTCAAATTGAAGCTCCTAGTATGCCAAGACGTGGCGGTCCAAGACGTGGAGATATGGGTATGCCAAGAATGCCAAGAATAGATGATGGAAGGATGAGAGCCATGCCTATTGGTCCAGGTGAAATGCCTCAACTTAATTTTGGTATGGAACAAATGCCTACTAGCTTAGGCGATAGAATGATTGGAACACCTCAACCTATACCAGAGCAAATGCCGATGAGTCCAGAATCTTATTTCAACCCAACCATCTTTGGTCAACAAATGGGCGATATGGATTTCAGTCAGATGCCAGAAATATCTCCAGTAGATATGTCTAACTTACAAATGCCAACTCTTCCTAGAGAAATTTCTCAAATGGATCTTCCGCAAATGCCAGAAGGTTTACCAAGTATGCAAGACGTTCAAGGAATGCCTCAAATGGGTATGAGAGGTATGAGAGATATGCAGCCAAGACAGATGATGGCAGAAGGAGACGAAGCAATTAATCGTTCACCCGAGCAAGAAATATTTAGTTTGCAATCGCAGCTTGAAAATTTAGAAGAGCAATTGCGTATGGACAGATCCTATAACGACGACCAAGCCGTTATTGATACGTCTGCTCAAATGGCAGCAATTCAAAATAGGATAAAAGAAATAATGAATGAAGGAGGATACCCAAGAACAAACTCAACGGGAAGAACGATGTCTGAACTGGAGATAATGCAAGAAGGCAGACCCCAACTAGCAGGCGGCGGAGACTTCCCCGACCTAACAGGCGATGGTAAAGTAACCCAAGCAGATATATTAAAAGGCCGAGGCGTTTACGCTGAAGGCGATGAGGTAATGATGATGCAAGAAACTGATATGATGGCGCCAGGAAACCAAGAGATTGAAGCAAGCTTGATGGAAGTTCAGGACATGCAACCAGACATGCAAGTGTTAGATCAATACGTGCAAATGGTTACCCAAATGATTCAAGCTGGAGCATCCGAAGCAGAAGTAATTGAGTCTCTAAGACAAGCTGGTTTAGATGACGACGATATTGCTGCTGTATTTCAAGCCGTAATGGAAACTATGCAAGGCAGTATGGAGCAAGGCGGTATCGACTCAGAGCTAGCTCAACTTAGCTAACGATGGCTGAGTTGCCGTTTATAGATCGCGTACGCAATCCGCAGAACTATCCAAACCCAACCAAATTCGATAAGGAAGGCCGTCCGCAAACTCATTTGCTTTCAGCGGATATAGACGACCAAACTGGAAACTGGATTGTTTATCCTAAGTTAGTTATTAGAAACGGCAAGTACGTTGAGCAAAACATGCAAGACGCAATCAACTCTGGCGATTCAGTTAACTTTGGCAAAGACCAAAACTCAGCAATTGAGTTTTCTAAAACCTACAAAGATGAACTTAATCCAGACTTTGAAAAATACTACGAAGACTTCAGAATAAAAAAAGAAGCAGGCGGCGAAATACAATCTGCGTTAGATGAGTTTGGTATTAAACCAATAGGGGAAACTTCGTCTTTTAAAATGGCGATGGCCGTTCTATCTCCAGAACAAAAACTTAAAAAAATAAAATTATTAAAAAAATATTTTGACAGGATGAATCGAGCGGAAAGTTTGCAAAAGCCAGGCGCTGCTCTAGGTGATTTATCGGAAGCAGCAAAAATTAAAAAAGGAATTCCTTACAGTTCTACAAAATCAATTCAAAAAGAACTTGATCAATTACAAGGTACAGAAAAATTAGATTTAAATTTATTGGCAAGATTAAGAAAAGAACTTAATATATAACATATGGATTTTTCCAAACTTACAGAGGCTGAACTCAAAGAAGCCCTGCTGCTTTTAGAAAAGCAAGACGGTTACTCAACGCAAGACGAGTGCCAAGAATCTTTTCTAAGCTACGTCAACCACATGTGGCCAGAATTTGTCTGCGGTCGCCATCACGTAATCTTTGCTGAAAAACTAGAACAAATTGCTAGAGGCGAAATAAAACGTCTTATTGTTAACATGCCTCCTCGACATACCAAATCTGAATTTGCGTCTACCTTCTTTCCGTCTTGGATGATGGGACTTAAACCTAAAATGAAAATAATGGAAACCACCCATACGGGTGAACTTGCTGTTAGGTTTGGTCGTAAGGTTCGTAACTTAATGGATCAAGAAGAATACAAACAAGTTTTTCCTGACGTCAATCTGCAGGCTGACAATAAATCAGCAGGGCGTTGGGAAACTAACAAGGGTGGCGAATACTTTGCAGCGGGTGTGGGTGGAGCTGTAACTGGGCGGGGTGCGGATCTACTTATAATCGACGATCCGCATTCTGAACAGGATGCCCTATCCCCAACCGCTCTAGACTCTGCGTATGAATGGTACACTTCTGGACCCAGACAGCGTTTACAGCCAAAGGGTGCAATTGTAATTGTTATGACTCGTTGGTCTTCTATTGATCTAACAGCCAAATTACTCAACGCTCAGAAAGAACCGTTGGCAGATCAATGGGAAGTAATTGAGTTCCCTGCTATCTTCCCCGATACTGAAAAACCTCTTTGGCCTGAGTATTGGGAACTAGACGAACTGTTAAAAGTAAAAGCATCTTTGCCTGGTATGAAATGGAATGCTCAGTGGATGCAGAACCCTACCGCTGAAGAAGGCGCTATTATTAAAAGAGAGTGGTGGCAGAGATGGGAACATGATTCTTTGCCATCCGTTAAGTACATTATGCAGTCTTACGATACAGCTTTCTCCAAAAAAGAAAGTGCCGATTACTCAGCTATCTCAACTTGGGGTGTTTTTAGACCGAGCGAAGATTCTCCTGATTGCGTAATACTGTTAGATGCCCAGAGAGGGCGATGGGATTTTCCAGAACTAAAAGAAATTGCTATGCGTGAGTACCGTTATTGGGAAACCGATATGGTTTTAATTGAAGCCAAAGCATCTGGTACACCTTTAACGCATGAACTTAGACGAATGGGAATTCCTGTTGTAAACTATTCACCAACGCGAGGACATGACAAAACAACTAGGATGCACTCAGTCGCTCCTATCTTTGAATCAGAAATGGTGTTTGCTCCTAACAGAGCTTTTGCTGAGGATATGATTGAAGAATGTGCGTCATTTCCGTTTGGAGCTCACGATGATTTATGTGATACTATGACCCAAGCGTTGATGCGATTCCGCGAAGGCGGATTTGTAAATTTAGATAGTGACTACGAAGACGAAGAACGCGAACCTAGACAGAGAATTTATTACTAATGGCAATAGAAAGACAAACACCTGATCCCGCTCAAGAAGTTGAAGAATTTCAAGATATGTCTACCGATCAATCAACGGATAATATTGATAGCGAAATTATTGAAATCTTAGAAGGCTTAGACGAAGAAGGCGTTCAATATCAAGACGACGGTTCTGTTATTTTAGGTAATGCAGAAGAAGAAATGGAAGACGTAGGCTTTAGCGAAAACTTAGCTGAAGTTGTTTCTAAGTCAGAGCTAAACAAAATTTACGTTGAACTAACTGCTGCCGTTGATAACGACAAGTCAGCAAGATCAGATTGGGAAAAAACTTATACCGACGGTTTAAAATACTTGGGTATGAAGTTTGACGAAAACAGATCCGAGCCTTTTGAGGGAGCAAGTGGGGTTATCCATCCTTTATTGGGAGAAAGTGTTACTCAGTTTCAAGCGCAAGCTTACAAAGAATTACTGCCAGCAGGCGGCCCAGTCAAAACTCAAATAGTAGGCGAGTATAGTTCAGAGACAGAAGAACAAGCTCAGCGCGTGCGCGAGTTTATGAACTATCAAATTACTCACGTGATGGAAGAATACGACCAAGACTTAGATCAGATGTTGTTCTATCTTCCGTTGGCAGGCTCTGCATTTAAAAAAGTTTATTACGACGAAACTTTGCAAAGAGCTGTCTCTAAGTTTGTTGCCCCTGAAGATTTAATTGTTCCTTACTACGCAACAGATTTAGAATCTTGCCCTAGAATTACTCACGTAATTAAAATGCCAGAGAACGAAGTTAAGAAACTTCAAGCAATTGGTTTTTACAGCGATATTAAAGTAGAGGGTGGAAACGATTTAACTAGCACCCCTGGATTAGATTCAGAAAAAGAAACTTTAGAAGGGATGGAACCTTCTTACGATACAGGCGAAGTTTGTCATCTATACGAAATTCATTGTAATTTAGACCTAGAAGGTTTTGAAGATACTAACGAAGAGGGCGAGCTTACAGAAGTTAAGCTTCCTTACATCGTTACTATTGATACTAACAGCGAAAAGATTTTATCTGTTAGAAGAAACTTTGAAGAAGACGATCCTATGAAAAACAAAATTGAGTTT